TTGCAAGCGTGTTCGACAAGTTACCGCCGCCAGTTGTAGGATGTGCGCTGTTGATCAACGAAACACCGTCGCCGCCCTTATAGGACGAGGAAAATGCGTTGTTGAGGACAGAAGCAGCCTTCACCTGTTTGGTGTTGGACATCGACCGTGCAAGAGCGCGGGTATAACGAGCCGACAGCTTGTCATACAGGTTATCTTCCACTGCCTCTTCCGTGATGGCGAATGCAAGAGCAATCGTCTCATGGGTGTAGCGAGCAGTGAAGGCTTCACCAGCGGTGTCGTACGAGATGGCCGCGCCTTCGCCCTTTACAGGGGCTTGGCCGAAGCCGGAGAGCATGACCTCTTCCTCGAATGCACGGTCAGAATTTTCCGTGTCGAAGATTTCGGAATGCTCATTGTCGTAACGGTCGTACTCCAAACCGAAAAGGGCGTTAAGACCCGGCTCCAGTTCTTTGAGGAGTTGTGAACGAGTAATAGCCATAGTTCATTACTCCTTAAATACCCGCGCCAGTGCCATTGGCATTGTAACGGTAGAAGTGATTGTTAAGCAACACAATCGCCAGACGCCCAGCAACCGTTGCATCAGAGTTCGCAGGAGTATCCTCGAAGCCCAGAATGCGAAGGTTAAGGGTGTTGGTGGTGTTAGCCGTTGAAACTGCCAACTCACCTGCGGACAAACCAGAGGTCGTTGAACCCGTGGTAGCCGTTGCAAAGTTAGCATTTGCGTGGATGATAGAGTCGGCGGCAGCCGCATCGCAGTTGATCAGGAACGTCTGATCAGGATGTGCAGAAATGATAGCCGTAGCCGCAGAACCACTAAGGACCGCAGCCGTACCGGGCCAGAAAGGTGACCACTTAGGTTTACCTGTCAGGTCGATATAGTTACAGCCAAGAAACGCACCTAGAATTGGAACAGTACCACCGGCAGCCGCGCCAACAACGTCAATCATACCGTTTGTCAATGGAATCACAGGAGTACCCTGATAGATTACCGAAGACGTTCCAGCAGTTGCCGATGTCTGAATGTTGAATACAACATCACCGTTGGTATTTGCACCGCTTCCAAGCATACGATACGGGCGAAGCCCGAATGCGGCATCAATATTTGCCATTGCTTAGATCCTTATGTTATTCGGCTGCACGATTGCCGCCGAAAGTGACTCTAGATTGCCGTTCAGGTTTAATAATCGGCATGGACGGGTGTTGATCTCTCATCAGGTCGTTATCAACCGCGTCAAGCTGTTGCTGCGCTTGGCGGTTATAATAAGCAGTACGCTGATTTACCAGATCTACGGGAATACGCGCTAGGACAAGACCCCCAACTGCAATGACGCCAGCATGTTTGCCGTTATCAATCGTGGGAAGATCCCAATCTGGGTATTCTTCGGCGCGAACGAGTTCAAACCCTTCGCGAAGTCGTGCGGACATGTTCTTCCGATCATCAACACCTGCGGCCTCCATTCGGAGCCAACGGTGCCTAAAACCCTCCGGTGCGGGGGGCGCGTCCAAAGAGGACGGTGGTTTCCAAGTCGTAGGTTTTACGGTCTTGGAGCGGACGGTATCTTCGCGTTTCGAGCGATCCATAATCAGTTTCTCTCTGCTTGCTTCAGATTTACCTGCCGGGCGTACTGTTCATAACTCAGCCCCAGTGCTTTGGCAATCTTTTTTTGTGAAGTGGAAAGGTCGTCACCCTTGACAGCCTTGTTTGTTTTTTGTGCGCTGGTGGGCCGCGCACCTCCGACAGCGGATGCCAGCTTGGTTCCCTTGGCAAATTTATGCGGGAAATCATTCCGAATACGCTTGTCCAACTCACGATAATACGCATCACTCGAAGGATTGAACCCCTCTGCAACAAGATCATTGTGAGTGTCGTAGGCCGTGTATGTCATAGCCTTATCAGAGCCGAACCATTCATTACGCTCCGCCCACTGCTGGGCCTTCTCGTCAGGAACTGGTTCTCTTCGAGGAGCAGCAACTTGCTGTGCAGACTGTTTGTCATACAACGTCTGCTGTTCCTGTTGATACTTGTAGTTGCGGATCTTGTCGCGTTCCAGTTCAAGCCTTGCAAGATACTGGTTAGCTTCAAGCTGTTTATCCGTGTCACCAGTGTCAACCGCAGACCGATACTGGTCCTTGTAAAGCTGCTCTTGGACCTTGATCCGCGTGTCAGCTTCTGTCGTGTACGACTGATCCAGAAGTGATGTACGCTTTTGCATAGCATCAAGCTGGCTCTTGACAGATTTGGCATAGTCCAGTGCCGCCTGTTCACGACGCTCGGTTTCACGGACTTTATAAGTCAGCTTACCAATACGCTTCCTGACAGATTCACTTTGGGAGGCTAGGTCGTCATCGTCGTCTTTCGGCTCCGCTTTGACCTCTACCTCAACATCTTCGTCATCTGACGACTCTTCGTCCACAACGGTTACTTCAACATCTTCATCATCTTCATCTTCAAACATGGTAACTCCTTAATGCGCTGTTAGACATTCATGATGTCTTCTGGATCAGCGATGGTTGCGATGACCTCATCATCGTTTAGGATACGAACTTCACCGCCATCAATCTTGAAGCGTGAACCCGCATAGCGACCGAATAGAATCCAGTCGTTCTTCTTGCACCACGGACCTGCGGTGAATTTGTTTTCGTCCCCGTAAGCGTCTGGCCCAACTGCCAGAACAAGCCCGACGACGGTGGCAATGGTCTGTCTCTCGACATACTCATCTGCCAAATGAATACCGCCTCGTGTCTTACCTATGCCACGATAGGGAAGAACAAGGATGCGCCATCCTGTAGGTTTTGGTAATCGGTCGAATACACTGGAGGGGATCTTGGCAGGATCTAAATACCTGTCCTCCAAGGCCACATAGGCTTCTTCCAGTGCGGATTTTGGGGCCTCTACATTCTGAGGCTGGGCCTTCATAGCTTCTGCAACGTGAGTTGGCAGTATTAAACTACTCATCCTTGTCTTCCTGTTTAAGCAGAGAGCGTATTACGTATTCGGCTTCCACCCAGACTTCGTACTTTGCACGAAGCTGCTTGTATGCCACGAAATCAGGAACCGCGCCCTCTGTGATCGCTTCCCTGATAACTTCTTTTCTGTCAGCAAATGTCCTTAGAACCCTGTCAGCAAAGAACAGACTATCCACATGATCTCCTTATCCAATCGGTGTTGAGTTATGGATCATTGCATCCTTCTTCTGGCTACCTGCGGAGGAGCCAAAGAAGAACGCCATAATTCCGGTCCAAGCCGCGCTTAACGTACCAAACATCATCAAAAGCACGTCGCCGCCTTTTTCTGGCAGACCGTAAACCAGAATGTACAGCAATATCCCAAAAAAACCGAACGTCACCCCGATGGCAAGCACCCGTGGGAGCCAGTCCTTTGTTTCCTTCTGCATGTCACGGGCTGATTTCCTGTCATCAACAGCAATTCTCTCCAGATCAATGTCAAGACTTCTCATCTGGACCTTAAAGTCCGCATCCACCTTCTTTACAGCGGCAAGCTGTTCAGGTGTTGCCGTAGATAGGGCTGTTGCAATGTCACTGTCATTACCGTCGGGATGACCAAGAAGAACCTCTGACAGGGCTTTGACAGCAACGCCAGCAAGGGGTCCGCCCAAGGCTGTTGCCAGAGTTGGCGCGACAGACCCGATCAAAGGGCCGAATGTTTTAAGAAGATCCATTTTTATCTCCAGTAGATTTAGAACCTAACATGATTCCTGACAGAGTTCCTGTCAGGAACGTAGCGATTGGAGCAATCAACTTGAAAAACTCCTGATCATTCGGTGCCTGTCCATCTATCGGTTGGACTACAAATATTAAACTATATAAGACAGCAAAGACAGTTCCTGTCAGTGTAAGACATAGGGATATCCCAATGATAAACTGCAAAAGAGCGTGTAGTTCGTCCTCTTTAATTCTCATCGTGCCACGGCTCCGCAAGGGTTTTGTTTTAGGGTGTCTGCGGAACAGGTTCCGGAAGCGGTGCAGATAGGGGGATTGCACTCAGCCGCGTCCCAGTTCTTAGGATCTTGGCACGGATACCTGTACCGATCCTCGCATCCTGTCAGAACAATCATCATGGCTACCAGAAAGTATTTCATTTGTGCGTGAACACGACCATTCCGATGCCAACGCATACGGAGAACAGAATAACAGCAGCAATGAGCCAAAGACCCATGATCAGATCTTTCCGGTTTTCCTCGGCCTCACGCTGCGCGGCTGCGGCTTCGCGGGATGCCTGTTTACGCATCTCAGTCACCTCTTTTTGGATAGACGCCCATGCTGCAACTCCGTATGCGCCTACAAATAAGTTGCGGGTATCCAACTGAAGTTTTTGAGCCTTTTGCTTCAGTGTGTACAGCTTAATCGCCTCGGCTTCATACTCGCCCTGCGACTGAAACAGACGCTTCTTCCTATTTCCGGACGTGAGTTGCGTAATCTGAGCAACCCTAGCGAAAAGATTACCTACCTTTTCAGCAACGTCCAGCATCTCATGACCAGAGTCCACGGCACCTTTAATGCCGTTGTACAACGCCGTGGCTCCAGCAATGAGAGTAAAAGGGTCCACATTAACTCACTGTGTACTTCTGAGGGCGGA